GACCCATATATTTATAAAATATTATCGCGGTTTGATAAGCAGGTAATTAAAGACGTATTTACGCCCGAGGATTATTTTTATCATAGAGGACAGCCTGACTGGTGGAAATATTGTTATTCTTTGATGAAGCTAAGTTTCTCAGGAGTATTTAGATATTCTAAAAATGGATTTAATGTCCCCATCAAACATCGCAAAAATATATCAATAAGAGACGATTATAACGAGGCTTTAAATAGGTGGCGCGAATTATCCCCTATGATATTAAATAAAAACTATTGGGAAATAAACGAACATATTACCCACAATAGCATTCTTATCTTAGACCCTCCTTACGAAAAGGCTCAGGCTAGCTATAATTTGGGGTTCAACTATGAAGATTATTGGCTTTACGTTTACTATAACGAGCACATTTGTAAGACCGTTGTTTTATTTGATTTTTTAGATAATATGTTAACACCTAACTGTGAAACCCGAAACACTCGCGTAAACGGGGCGCGAACCGCCAACAAAGAAGCGATATTCGAGTTCAATAATTCTTTGAAGGAGGGGCAATACGGAGAAGAACTGTTTGCCAAAAAATATGAAGAAAAATTAGAGAGGTTAGACGGACTTAAAAACGACTTCCGCGTTATAAAATCTGGTAAAACTATTGAATTAAAAAGTGATTATTATGATATGAATCGCACCCCTAACTTTTTTATTGAAAGATTTAGCTATGGTAATAAAATTGGTGGCCCTTGGCAAGCATTAGCTAATAACAATGATTTTTTTGTATATTGGTTTATTAAAAATAAAGTAGAGTATATTTTTAAAACTAAAGAACTGGTTGAAAGATTGGATAAAATAGTGGATAATTATGAATTGACATCTATTCAAAATATCCACCACGTTACGAGGGGATATAAAATTCCGAGAACAGAGTTAGAAGACATAGCAACCAAAAGAGAATAATATGCCGAAATCCGATAACCAATTAAACAAAACCAGATTTAAACGGGGTCAACACCCCAAGGCGATAGCATTAATTACTCAAATTGAGGAACGTCCTTTATGGGGTAGAGAGATTAATTTATTTAAAAGATTGATGATGAAATATCCATTTGATCATTTAATGTTAATTACCCGTAAGGTAGATACTCTTTTATGGTTTTTCACACCCGATGGAGAAAAATACTTGACAAATTTAAAATATAGCTTACTATATAAGCCAGAAGAGAAAAAACAGCCGATAGTATTATTAGATTATAATGTCGGTGCATCTATCGTAACTAAACCAAGACTTAAAATTAAAGATTTCTTAAAATAATGTATAATAACTTTGGAGGCGAAGAATTCAGATATAATAAAAGTCAAAAGTATATTACGATAGACTTTGAAACTGAAAGTCTTAATCTATTGGAAAAGAATCGCCCGTGGCAAGTCGCGGCAATTACAGCTACAGGGTTTAATGTAGAAGAAGTAATAACCCGTTATATTAGTTGGCCCGATATAGACGTAAGCAAAGATGCGGCGAGGATTACCGGATTTAACATAATGACGATCCAGCAACAAGGGGAATCATCTTTAAAGGTGCTGAATTGGCTTGACGAGTATATTTATAATCCAGAGTATAAAATACTGTGGTTTAATGGGTTGAATTTTGATACTTATATCCATAATATTTGGAGGCAAGAATGTGGATTTCCTCCTGATTATTCTTATATTCCTCGCTCCATTGATGTTAATGCATTGCTTAAAGCATACAAACTTAATATTAAAATGAAACCAAATGAGGACATGATTGGATTTCAATATCGTTTTTGTAATTTTCACCAAAGAGGACTAAAGACAAATCTAGGACAAGCCTGTAAAGATTTAGGAATCCCGCAAGAAGAAGGTCGCTTTCACGATGCCGCATATGATACGCTTCAAACCTTTAAGGTATTTGAAGGTATTGTAAAGGTAATGGATATTTAATTTTATGAAAAAACTAACTATAGACGAAGAATACGCTCTAATCAGAAAGGCTCAAAGTGGAGACACGGAGGCCGTTCATCAAATTTATCTATTACATGAGGATTTGATATTAAAAATTGGGCATTCTTTACTGTATAAAAACATTGAATTAGACGATTTAAAGCAAGAGGGGTTTATTGGAATATCCGAAGCAATTAATCGGTTTGATTTCAGTAAGAAGTTACGGTTTATCACCTTCGCTTACTTTTGGATTTATAACAAAATCTCTAAATATACTAGAGACAACGCGCATACTGTCCGTCCGAGTGCCAATTTAATTAATCTTGCTATCCAAGTTAAGAAATATTCCAATCAATATTGGAAGAGATTCAACGAATATCCATCTGTTCAACATCTGGCAAAGCAATATAAGACAACGGTTTATTACATGAGGGAGGTTTTATCATTGTTCCCTGATGATATTTCATTGGATCAAGAAATTGTTCCTGATACCGATATTACTCCAATGGATTACTTTTATTCAAAGTCAATCGAAAATAGATTCTTCTCTCCAAATGGCGAGACAAAATTAAAATTAGTTTCTAGTCTTTTGTCGGAAGTTGATCCAGTTCATAAAGATATTCTGGAAAAGTCCTTCGGAATTGGTCAGCGCAAAAAGAATACTAAGCAGATTGCCAAGATTTACAAGATTTCAGAGCGTGAATGTAAGAAATTACAAGCCAATATTTTATCTTCGCTTACCCAAAAAGTTCAATCTGGCGAACTGTCATTAAAATTGTCTTGACATCCAAGTAATATCGGATATATATAAGATATGGAACAAGTCATCAAGGTAATTGGCGATAAGGATAGACAATTTAAATTAAATAGCACCAAACGGCTATTTGAGCATAAAAATATTCAAGAGTTTCCTTTTGATTTATATTTTGAGGATCATTTCGGGGTATGTGCTTCTATTGAAGAGTCTGCGGCTATCTATACCGATGGTGCGGTTGAGCATTTGATGAATTTAGGCGGTGAGTTAGTCAAATACGAATTAACGAAAAGTGACCCATATCTAGGTATGCTGATGCATTCATCACCCGATGAAGATTTTTCATTAATAATTAATTATAATAAATGTTTTTATTGTTTTCAGTATGATTCGGAGAATAAAATGTTTGCAATTAAAGCTATGTTTTCGCCAGCATATACAACTGAACCGCTTGCTATATTCAAGGATTTCACTAAAAAGCCAGCCAAGAAGTCCAAGATTTCTGTGCTGATCACAGAATGTGGGGAATTATCGGCACGGTCTATTGATATAGAAACCCCCAAAGAGATAAATCTATCACTTAATTACGGTAAATATTTTGAGGAAGTTCACGAAAGGATTACCAATAAATTAAGTAGCTACAAAAATGGCGGCCTTTATATGTTCCACGGCGACCCCGGAACTGGTAAATCTACTTATATTAGATATTTGACTTCGGTAGTAGATCGTGAATTCATTTTCATCCCTTCTAATGCTGTCGAAATGTTGACATCCCCTTCATTATTAAGCACTTTGCTACGCCATAAAAATTCTGTTTTAGTGATTGAAGATGCGGAAAAGGCCATTGAGTCGAGGGAGAATAACGAGAACGCTTCATTGGTTTCAGTTTTACTTAATATGAGCGATGGTTTGCTTGGAAGCTTGCTTCAAATTTCATTAATTATTTCTTATAATTGTGAAAAGAATTTAATTGATCCGGCACTTTTAAGGAAGGGCCGTTTGATTCAAGATCATGGATTTAAAAATTTAAATAAGACGGACGCGCAGTTGCTTATTAATCATTTGGGATACGATTATAAGGTTAAAGAGTCTATGTCATTAGCTGAAATTTATAATTTATATGAGGAAACGGGATACGCCGCGCCCCAAGAAAAAAGGATGGGATTTAATATACAATAAATAACTTGACAAAATTATAAAAATTTCTATACTATTTGATATGTATAATCTTTTCACGTATGGAACACTTCGACAAGGGTTCAATAATCATGAGTTTTTAAAGTCCTCTATATTTTTAGGAGAGACAACTACGGTAGAAAAATATATGTTGCTGGATATTGGATTGCCGATTCTTATTGATTATCATGGCGAAACATCTAAAAATATTAAAGGTGAGTTATATCATATTACTCAACATACCTTAGAGAATGTCGATAGGTTAGAGGGGCATCCGCACATGTATCAAAGAGAACTAATTAAAGTAATTGACCCGATAGAGGGGAAAGTAGTTGAAGCGTTTGTATATTTTTTTATGGCTAATAAATTTTCAAAAGATCATTTGAAATATGTAGAAGGGTTAGATGAATGGAAATAATATGGCAACCCCTTTAACAGATTCAAAATGTTTTAAATCCTCTATTCAAGGACATGGTGATTTAGATAATTGTGACCCCCAATTAATTTTAGCTAAATATTGTAGAGAAATTGAGGAACGTTTAAATAATACTATAGCAGAACTTAATAATATTGCCGATGCCAAACCTAGCGGTTGGGGAGATATGGCAGATCAATTCCGTCCGTGGGCGCAAAATAGAGCAAGGGCGGCAGCAATTAAAGCTACAGAAGAATTTAATAATGAATAGTTTTGTAGTCCCAAACAGTAAAATTTAATAAGTAAATTTTAAAAAGTAGTTGAGCAGAATTACCGAGTAGGATAATGGCGGGGCGAGAATTAATTTTATGGCTAAATATCAAAATATTAATGTTACAAAAGAGTATTTAGATAATCACCCCGATTCTTACTTTATTTTTGGGGATAATACGGCAAAATTTGGGAGGGGAGGCGCGGCAATTTTACGGGATCACCCTCAAGCAATTGGATTTATTACTAAAAAATACCCCTCAAATCACGATTCCTCATTTTATAAACCAGACGAATATATCGGAGTCTTTATGAGGGAGGGGTATAATTTAAAAAAAACCATCCAAGCAAATCCTGATAAAATATTTCTTATTTCAAAATTAGGTGCTGGATTGGCTAATCGTTACCATATTTGGGAAAAGGTTATTAAAAATGGCCTTGAAAAAAACTTGACTTCCTGCGAAAATGTGATATTCTGTTGGGAGGATGGGAACGTTAAACAGAATACTAAAGATCAAGCTTGACGGTAAAATATTTGAGTTGATGCCTCGTCAAGCTAGGCTTTTTGATAAGATATTAAAGGAGCGCGGTAAAGAAGTTGCAGAGCGTTTATGTCGAATCAGATTTGGTTTGATGCCTCCTGTTGCTCCCGTTGAGCCAGTTAAAAAGAAAAAGAATAAGATTATTGAAAATGAGACACTCCCTTTACTATAAAGATATTATATTGAAACATGGATTCGGACAATTGGCCTCGCGCAAAGATGCTGATATTTCTGTAGAAATCGGAGGGAGACGATACGCCTCACCCGTTTGTATTTCCAACATGCCATCCATTCAAACATATGATATTTTAAAAAAGTTAGACGAAAATCGCTGGCCATATGTTTATCATAGATTTGGAGATACGTTAGAATTCTTAAAACGTATTAACAGAGAAAATTGGTTTAGTAAATCTATTTCAATCGGGGCAAAAGAGCAAGATTTTATATTACTTAAAGCTATTAAAGACCTTAATTTACAAGTCCATATGATTACCGTTGATGTCGCCTTTTGTTACGCGGCACACGTTGAACCTATTATCAAATATGCGAGGCATTTGTTCCCCGATTGTTATTTGATTGCGGGCAACGCTAGTGAATCCAAAGTTGTTCCGTGGTTAGAAAATTTAGGGGTAAATTGTTTAAAATTAGGATTGGGCGTGTCTAAAAACTGTAGGACAAGCCAATATTCCGGTTTTGGTTCTACCACTGTGACGGATTTGATTAGTTGTGTAGAGATTGCGAAAACCTTGGATATTTGCCCCGATGGTGGCTTAACTACCGAAGATGGAGAAGTATGGATTGGTGATGTTTTTAAGGCAATAGGGGGGTTAGGCGCAAAATTTGTGATGTCTGCCGCACTTTTTAAACAAATTAAAGAACTTGAAGATGAATTAGGATATATTACTTGTTCTGGCAATGCTTCGTCTATGATTAAAAATAGCGAGGATCACATTGAGGGCGTGACTTTGAGATTTAAAGGAACTGGCAGAACGTTAAACCAACAAATGAAATTGGTATCTGACTCGCTTAAAAGTTCTTTAAGTTATTCGGGGGCTACCTCACTAGATAATGGTCGCGGAATGGTCGAGTGGAAGGTGGTTAATTAATAATATGATCAAAGAAGTCCATAATACTTTTAATGAAATCCTCTCCCCTTTTGGGCGAGTGGTATTGGCTGGCGGTAGCGTGAGGGATTCCCTTATGGATCGTGACCCCAAGGATTATGACATTTTTATCTTGGGCGGTAGTCGCATTGCTTTTGGTGAAATTGGTAAAAAAGTTACCGAGGCACTAGGGAAATTTCCTAAAGTTCAATCTGAAACCGATTGGCATAAATCTGAACCCTTTATGATTTATGAGATAAAATATGAGGGCAAGGGTGTCCAAGTAATGTATAAGGAAGAATCATGGACGACAGATTCACTGTTAGATGGATTTGATTGGAATGTAAGTTTATTTGCTTTCGATGAAAATGGATATAAGACTAGGGAGGACGTTAATAATATCGCAGTAGGTAAAAGCCTAAGATTGCAGGGTGTTACTCATCCCGCTTCAACTTTGCGCCGAGGATACCGATTCTCCGAGAGATTTAAGATGAAATTTGAAAATTCAGATGTTGCCAGATTATGTGATATGGTGGCGTTTAACCATAATAAAAAAATCAGCCCCTCAATATGAATACTAATACAGATACAATAATAGACGGTTTCAATTCGTTGACTAACTATTGCACGGCTTGGGGAAAGGGTCGTCATTGTGGGGGGTATAACACAGGAGTTTATAATATAGCTATTCGAAATGGGCGAGTTAGTTTTAGTATTAACCCATCTTCAAGCGGTATGCCTTTAGCTTGTAGCTTTCCGATAGAATATCTTACTAAATATACTCCCGAAGAATTAACGGAAGTTTCCAGAGACGATTTCAGATTAGAGGTTATGAAGAATAGCACTAATAGAATTAATATTGAAACATTAAAAAATGCATTGATGGATACCAAGGAGTATCACCAGCTTAAAGATGAAGTAAATAGACAAAAAATGTCCTTACAAATTGAAATTAGTCAATACTGTTTATTTCCTAACCAGACTTTGAAATATGGATAATCCTTTTATTTGGATAGTAGAGAATTTAGTCAAAGAGAAAAGCTATTTAGCCCTTACTGACGAAATTGAGCGGCAAAATCTTCCATTATATAAAATCAATGGGGATTTTTATAAGAACGATCTAACTTTTATTAAAAACGCGCGAGTAATAACAAATGGTTCAATAGAAGTTTGTAAACTGATTAAGCAGCACTTATCTGATTCAACTCCCGTCACTTATAGCACGTTTGAAAATTACCTTTGTTCAGTCTATTATCCATATTTTGAACCCTATTTATTTAATGATAACTATATAATGGCATCGTTAGAGAGCGTAAATCGCCGTAAATGGTGGTTTTATGGATTATTGGGTAAAGAGTCCACTATGTTTATCCGCCCCGATAGCGGGGATAAAACATTTAAAGCAGATTTAATAGATATTCAAGATTGGGATGAATTTTATGATTCGGCTCAACACTTGAAGAATTCCTTGGTTTTGGTATCTACTCCAAAAAATGTGGTGGCGGAGTGGAGATTTGTAGTAACTAAGTATAAAGAGATATTGGGAGTTTCATCATACCGATTCCAAGGTTTGACTACAAGAGTCCCTTCTGCACCTGTTGGGGCAACTGAATTTGTAAAAGAAATATTGGAAGTTGGATTTTATCCTGATCCGGTATTCTGTATAGATGTAGTGATGGATTCAGACAACAATTTTTGGTTGATGGAGTTGACATCCTTCTCTTCGGCAGGACTTTATGCCTGTAAAATGGAGAATATTGTCAAAAGGGTAAAAGAAATTGTGACGGAAGATTTAAAAACCCCTTGACATTCCAGAAAAATCCAATATACTCTCCCTTATAAAATAAATAACAAAAAATAGTTCCCATATTGATATTAAATATGTAAAAGTAGTAAAATAACTTTTAAGGAATTAAAAAATCTTCAAAAATGAAATCGTCAACATCTACATTATGGCACAAATATACCAGTAATTGCATTATTGGGAGAGGTCGTTTTGTGGCCCAACTCGAAAATCCCGATATGATGTAATAGGCTCCTGATAAAGAATTTAGAACAAAATTATCAGGAGGAAAAGAAATTTTCCTCTTTTTTTTTGTGAAAAATTTAAAGAAAAGCAAAAAAATCAATTGACGAAAAGATAAAAAACAGTATAGTGGATACATAATTTAAAGAAAATAACAATTTTAGAACAGTTTGAGGAAGTCTTAGAATCAGTTCTCTTCCACGCAGTAAAGAACGGTAAAGTCGAAAAAAGAAGTTTGACACGCCCGCCTAGTAAGCGGAGTTAAAATAGCTTGAGGCAGTAATGCTTTAAAGGTCGTCAAAATGTTCCTTGGGATGGCTCAAGGAATCCGCCTCGTAAATAATCAAATATTAGTTATATCTGATTATGTTGGTGAAATTTTTTGGGTAAGGACACAAAATCCTTACTATAATTTATTATAGCCAGTAAAAGCGTTAAAAGGCTGAATGGCATAAAATATAATAAGTTATTCGCAAACTACTTTTAATGTTTGCAAATTTTAAAATAAGTATGTATTGGCCGCGCCTTCTAAGCGATTGGTGCATAACGGATTAAATAAGGGTCCGAATCCCTTCATACTTACCAAGTTTGGTCCAAAAGCCGCGAGTATTGGGACATTCTATATTATAGAAGATGCTCCATTTTTTTATGGTAACATCAGATACTCCAAATATTTTGGCGATTTTAGTATTGGGGACTTTCCCAATATACCTTTCTAAAGTCTCCTTTGTGGGTATTTTTTTTCGTTTAACCGACTTGGAGCATTTTAAACAGTTTTTTGATAACTTATTTTTGTTGTTACCGCACATAGGACAGGGATCATAAGATACTAACTTTTCTCGCGGAATATAATTAAAATAGTCGAAAGCTTCAACTTGCGGAGATTCCGTAATTACCTTAATAAAATTTGTCCATTTTTCTAAATTAAAACAAGCAGAATAATGAATTTCAAAAACCTTCCAGCCGACAGATTCTATAAGGTTGTGTCTTCTCTGATAATATTCCTTTAATATTCCGTCACGTTCATAATGTTGATTCCCGTTAATTTCTAAGGCAATCTTCTTGTCGGGTAGTGCAATATCAATACTGAAAAAATGCCCATCAATACATGGTTGATATTCTGCTATAAAGGGAATACATAGTTTAATTAAGAATTCTTTTATTTTCTCGCACGGTTTAGATTGAAACTTATCCTTTGACCTCCAAGGATGCTTGTCAGGATTCTCTTTTAGAAATTTTTTTCTAGCATCTGATATTTTTTGTCTAGATTCCGTGGTATGAGAATGATTTCTACTTTTACAAGTAACATTTAAAAATTTACATGCCCTTTTAACGGTTGATTTTCCGCATCGGAAAAAGTCAGCCCATTCCGACGAGGTTTTATCGACAGAGTGTAATTTTAGTAACTCTAGATTAATTTTAGTTTTCATATTAATACTTAAACTTAATATTACACTTAAACTACAGAAACAGTTCAAATCATTTCAACAATTTACCCGCAAAGTTTGTCGGTTAGTGTATTTGTATGCGGATAACTAGATTAAATACCGACTTTGACGGGATTGGCCGCACCACTTGCGACTACCCGTTGAAACTATGACAAATCTCGCGAGGAAAACATAGTAAATACTTGAAAATAGGGGGCTGTTCTGCACGGATGCCTGTAAAACATTTGTCAAAAAATATGTGTAGTGGTCAGACGAAGAGGTTCGATTCCTCCTACCCCCACCAATTTATGCCGATAATGAGCAACAGCATGCTTACCTCCCTTTCAAGGAGAACATAGAGCGGGGGCAGCACCCGTTGTCGGCACCTTTGCAAATGGTAAATCTACGAGCCTAATTAGCTCATGATTATGACCAAAAGAGATAGATGGGTGGGATTTAGCATAGCGGATAATGCGCGGGGTAATGCTCTGAGACAATGGTTCGAATCCATTAATCTTACTCATCTCAACAACTTTAATTTATATCCGAGGAAGACTGTTGGTTGTCCGTAGGGTTTCATAGAGCATTTGTGATACGAGTGTTCCAGAAGCCTTACTACGCGCGTTCGATTCGCGCCTCTCGAACCATAATGCGAGGACAAGCCTTGTAAGGCTAACTGTGCTCATAACTCAGGGGAAACCTAAAGTTGGTTAGAATCCAACCTTCGCTACCATTATATGTTAGCCTCGATAGCCGTTTCATACTAGTAAATGAATGGCGTTTATGCTGGCTGTTGTTTGAAATTTTTATGGCTCCCTAGCTTAATGTAAAGCAATCGTTTCATATGCGATTAGATGTCCGGTCAAGACGGACGAGAGCTACCATATCCTTCGGTAGTTTAATGCTAAAACCCCTCGCTTATAACGAGTTTAGCGGTAGATTTCCGCGCAATGCAGGTTGGACCCCTGCCCGAAGGACCAATTTTAACGGAATGTAGCCTAAAAGTGAGGCACCTGATTTGGGATCAGGGTCAAGCAGGAGCGTTACCTGTCATTCCGACCATAGATTAGTTCCAGCTATAATATTCCTATGAAGCTGGTGGCGGGTCCGTATCCGCGAGTTTCAATTCTCGTTAAAAAATTGATGGTGGAGAGTATATTAGTCAGTGAGCTAGTATGCCCTAGCTGACAACTTGCTTTAAAGTTGTAAACTTTTTGCGAGTGTGGTGAAATTGGACGAAACACCTAAGTTTTAGGAACTTAGACCCTAGAGGTAAACGCTGTGGGTTCGAAGCCCACCACTCGCACCAATTTATCCTCTTGTAGTGAAGTGGCTATCACAGTGTTTTGATAAAGCACAGTAGGTGGATCGAAACCACCCTAGAGGACCATTTGGGCATATGGCGTAATTGGCAAGCCGCGTAAGTCTAAGGAACTTATGGATTTAATTCCGTCCAGATTCGAATTCTGGTATGCCCACTAAAGGATTAACTTGATTGATATGCTGAAAATCTTTTGTCGGGTGAAGAAAATCCCCCCGCTTTGATATGCGAAACTTTAAATCTATTTATATTCAAAAGTTTGGCAATTTTTGCGACCTTCATGCCTTCTTTTAGATATATCCGCACCTGATTGACTATTTCAGGGGATGTCCAATTGCAAGACCTTATCTTGGGTTTCATTTTCTCTAGCGTTTCTTCGTGTGAAAGATGATATTTTTTTCTCACAATCCAATAGCCGCGAGGATATTTAGGGATTTCTTGCCCGTTACGAATTAAGAATTTGCGTAGAGCGTTATCTGAGCAACCTATTTGCTGAGATACTTCTAGTAACGAAAAATTACTTAGCCAGTTCATAACTAAGGTGATATCTGGCCAATTAATAATAATATCGGCTCCTTTCAATGTTTTTCGTGAATCGCGGTTTTTCGAAGCACATGACTGACACCGTTCCCCGTGCCCCCCAAATTCTTTTTTACAATCGGGACAAAACGACTTGGGCTTTTTTAAGTTAGACGAGCGACCCGAAAATGTCTCGGTTTGGCTATGGCAGTTCGGACAAAGAAATCGCAGATTTTCAATCCGATTATCGTTATTGATTCCGTTCTTGTGGTCTAATTGAAGGGAAAGCGGCTCATTATTCCATAATCCGTTATTGAAGCATTTTTCACATTTATATTCTCTCCCAAGTTTGATTAGTTTCTTTTTCAGTCCGGTTCCATTTAGATATGCGCTTTGTTCGCGAAAGACTTCCTCTTTAGGTGTTTCCTTTTTAATGTTAGATGAAGAGCGAAATTCTTTCCACCATTTTCTTTTATTTTCTTGGAATTTTTCTAACCAAAACCTTTCCCTTTTAATCCTTTCCGTAAGTGTTCGATGATTTCCATTGTAGGGGTTAAATCCAAGTTTTTTTAATGCTTCGACAATTGAGCTAGATTCGTTCAATATATTTTGAAGAACATCCGCGTCAATAGTCCAAATTAAGCTTTTCTTTTTTCTAGTTTTCATATTGTATATATACTTACACGTAAATATGAAGTTTTCGGTAAAATATTTCTATAATACACCAAATTTAAGCATCTGTCGCATAGTGGTTGATTGCGCCCTCCTTCCAAGTGGGAAATAAAAACGTCGTGAGTTCGAATCTCACCAGATGCTCCCTATCGCTCCCTCAAGATTAAAGGTAAAATTCTAGATAGCTTTAATCTGTAGGAGCCACTTTATCAGAAGGCACGGTTGGCGGTTAGCGCGATGCTAAATAGGTTCGATGTCTATCTTTCTGACTATTTTATACGTAGTATAACGAAGATACGATCCAAAAATTGCACACGTAATTAACACCCAATGAAAAATAGTTGATAGTTCGATTCCCTTTTGTTCCATAAAAGTGTAAAATAGTATTATGAGAATAAAAAGGGAAACCGAAATAGAATGCCCAATTTGCCATAAAAAAGCATTAAAATGCGCGGCAGAAGTTAAAAGGCAATACTCAAGGGGTAGAAAGGTATATTGCTCTCCGATATGTTCCAGAATAGGGTCTAAGCGGTCTAATGTAGATTATATTAAATATGAAAAATCTTGCCCTGTCTGTGATAATATTTTTGTTACCTCTAATGCAAAAAAGGCTCCCAAATTTTGTTGTCAAAAATGTGCAAACAATTATACAAGAAGATTTGTGGATTATAAAAAAACGTCTATTGGAATGAAACAAGCGTGGAAAGACGGAAAATTTGACGATTTGGTTCGGCATAAATTTCCTTTAAAAATAGGCTTTAAAAGGTATAGAAAAACGTATAATTTAATATGTTGTATATGTCATAACTCATTTGGACATATTAATAATAAGATTCAAACCTGTGGTAAAAAATGTTCCCACCAACTTATGTCGCAAAAGGCTAAAGCTAACCCTAATTGTGGGGGAGAAACAAATTATAAGAAATATCAATATAAAGGAATCTGGATGGATTGTTCTTGGGAAGTTAAATTAGCAGAATTTTTGGATTCTCAAAATATTGAATGGATAAGATCAAGAAAGATAATGTTTTTTTGGACAGATAAAGATGGTAGTAAAAGAAGATATTATCCTGACTTCTACTTGCCAAAGTATAATCTTTATCTTGATCCTAAAAATAAATTTTTAATTGGTAAAGATACTTATAAGATTAACCAAGTTATTAGAGAGAATGGAATTGAGTTAATTTGGGGGTTATTAGACGATGTATTAATTAAATTAAAAGAAAGAATTTTAAATGGGGTTGTAGCATAAGAGGAAGTGCGCTTGTTTTGCAAACAAGAGTGTGTGATTTCGAGCATCATCAACTCCACCATAGATGCATCCAGCAACCAATAAAAATTCAACTATTAATTGAAATAAACTGCATCTAGTATAGATTTAGTAGAAAATAAGTTATCGCTAGTTAGCTGAGATGGATTAGCAGGAGTCTGAAAAACTTCAGAGGGATTGGGTTCGATACCCCCACTAGCGGCCTTTCGAAAATCAGGAAATAGAGAAGATAGTTACAACTAGCCGTAATGTTTCCTCCGGTAAAAATCCGGCGTATTGGGTTAGTCGATATGACCCTCCAATTTATAAGCATGTGGTGAAATGTTAAGACACCCTCGAAATAAGAGTAGTATCGTGGCGATGTTAACCCACCTCCCAAAATAAGATGCTAAATCAGGTCCAAATCCTGACATGCTTGTAAACAATTTATACACCATTAGTGTAAGGGTAAGCAACGGGAGATTGTCAATCTCTTAGAACGGGTTCGAGTCCCGTATGGTGTGCCATTAGATGCAATACAGCAAACCAACTAACATTGAAATTGTCTTGAAAGGGACAAACTCCAAAACTGCATCTAGATTTTTATTCTGGGCGGGGTGGCAAGTGCGAACCGACTGTCTGTTAAACAGTATTAGCTTCGAGCGTTACGAAGGTCCAGAGCCATTAAACAAGCCGTGCGTAGGCACCTAGTCCTCACTTGTAATGAGGCATGAAGGTTTCGATACCTTGCACGGCTCCAAATTTAGTATGGGGATGAAGCTCATGTGGACGAGCAACCGACTTTTAATCGGTTGGTAGTGGGTTCGAGGCCCACTATCCCTACCATTAGGCTGAGTAAGTCAGCCACAAATTCATTTGCAGAGCGACATGTTTTATGTGACGATGTGCAAACCAAATTTCCGCGATAGTTCAAACGGCCTTATAAAACATCCTGCATTGGGCGGGAAGTTGCGGGGTGCCAAACCGCTCGCGGGACCAAATAGCGTGATAGTTCAATATTCGTAGAACGTCTCCCGTCAGACGGAGAAAACGCCGTTCGTTCACGGCAATCGCTTCATATGCCAAATAATCCCCGCAAGCCGGATGAAAGAATTAAATGAGCGCGTTTGTTTCTTTCTTTTATGATGAATAATCTATGTTTGGCTCCAAACAACACCCATTAAGCCTCTTAATATGCTCAAATCTATGGGTTACTTTTTATCATACCCGCCGCGCCTCTTTGTTTTTTAATGCGTAATCCGGTGGGTATTTTTTATATGGCGTTGTTAGTGTAGTGGTTTTATCGCATATCTCCTTGTGACGGAGAAGGGATGGTTTCGAATACCATACGACGCCCCATTTATGCTGGCGCGGGTATAGTCCCGCACGACTAGAAATAGTTAAACAAGAGGGTGAAACTCCTATTCTGGCACCAATTTTATTCCCTGTAAGTGTAGAGGTTGCACACGGCACTTTGAATGCTGGAGGCGAGGATCGTTACCTCGGCGGGGAGCATTTTTATTCCCAATGAGTGTCAAGGTTAGCACAAGCGGTTCTGGACCGCTTAGACATGGATCGTAACCATGATTGGGAGCATCAGGAAATATAACTCAAGTGGCTAGAGTCCGGTTTCTTAAATCGAGAGATTTGATTTCAATTATCAATGTTTCCACATTTACCACCAAAATTCCGAAAACCAAATTGATGTAGGGATTTCAGGGGTGACTTCATCATAAGTCGCGGTGGCAATTTTTTAATACGGATAGGGCTATGGTAGCCGGGAACTCTCCAAAGGTTCTGTGCTTAATCGGAAGAAGCGGCGTCGATAAGATTCGATTTCTTATATCCGTGCATATTTTAGTGTAACTTCTCCATTATGTATTTAGATTTATTCTTAATAGCGCAAGTGGAAGGATTGCGTAACTATAAAAACCAACTAGAAATTGAAATACTGGTAATGAAATACCGGCAACATTATGGTTTTGCGGTAGATTCTGGATTAAGTTATGATATAGATTGCTTTAGAGAGGCTCAAGCTAATTTAAGAAGATTTATATATAAGAACACTAAATAATATTTTCAACCGTAATGTTTGATTGCCCGCCTAATGTTTACGCGGGTTGGTTGCATACCAAAGTAGTTCATTGATTTGAATGAAGGACGCGACTAGGCTTTTCAGATCGAAATTCTGAATGATATGCGGGTAATAAAAAATCCGCTACGGTTGAATTAATTTAAGTAATTTAATAGCGGGATATACCAAATATTCTACTATTTAACTAGCGGGGGAAAATGGATTCGACTGCACGTTGATTCATTGTCTAACAAGTCGTAGAAATCATCTTGGCTACGTTAAAATGGTGATAAAAAAACTAAATGCGAAATTCGTTACTGAAATCGCTCGCAGCGTGAAAAGCGCGTGGAACAGCTTCATCGAGGCTATCTCTCCCGCTCCAACGCTTGCCTTTGCCTAAGAAATTAGGTTAAAAGGGATTAATAGAAGAGTTAAAGCCGGAAGTTAGTATTCTATTAGTTTGACCGTAAATGAAGGCAAAAATAACTATGGTTAAATGTTATAAAAGTAACTGCGGAAATATCAATGGTAACAACACGCGGAAATAACCCCATTTGAAACTTGTAAGTAAAGGATAAGGTTAATATGTGCAACACGGCGGTTCGTTACCGCCTTCCTCCAAAATTATCGAAGATAAGTCAGAAAGTCTAGAAAATCTTTATGGCTCATAGTATTTTTGCATAGGTTAATATTTCGGCTGACGAAATGGATATTATCTGTTGTATAGGGTCGAGACGAGTCAATTCTATCTATAGACGCGAATTCAAAGGTATTAATATCTGAGACATTACGTTGCCTAGTCTCTTCGGAAAAGCAGGACTTATTTAAATAAATATTCATATTAGTATATGCGCATTTACCTTCTTGCTTATTCCATTGTTCAAAAATATTTGTTAATGTCAAATACGATTTTGGACGTTTTTCTTTCCTTCCCCGTCTACTTAGATAATAAGCCATTCCTTTAAAATCTTGCTCGTTATAGTAATTTGGTAT